CGAATTGTCCACCTAAATCATTGGCAGTATCTTTAGCAATTAGAAGGATATTCGGGCCACTGGGTGTATCACTAGTCGATGCTGCGTAACCCCCTTCTGTAATCCGAATACGTTCAAGTCGACAATTGATTGTCGCTGCGAAAATAATCAAGAGATCGATCGTATCGGTTGAAGGATCTCCGCCTGATCCTGGGGTTCGTAAAGAACCATTACCGTGTACAGTCAAATCTTCTAGGGCAGAATTTTTGGTGCCCCGGAATTCGACCATTGCCCCGCCCGAAACATTCGTCCAAGGATTAGACGGTCCGGCAGTAGCTTTCAGAACGGTTGCATCGATACCGTCTCCCTTCAGAATGATATTATCTGGAATCGATAATTTCATCCCAAGGCGATATGTACCTTTAGGTAGATAAAGAATACCACCCCCCGCCATTGAAAGAGCACTAATTGCGGCTGAAATAGCCGGCTGATCATCGGCTACCCCATCCCCGATTGCGCCCTGGAAAATAGCATTGTATTTAATCTTTGCAGTATTAACCGCCTGAGTATTTGTGGCGTTTGCGGTTGTCGCTGTGGCCGCATCTTGCTTGGCTTTTCGAAGTGAGCCACTAAGACCCGGCATCGTTGCGCGAACACCCCCAGCCCATCCGATGGCTTTGGCGGCCGCATTTTTATTCACAATAGTTTTAGTTGCGTCCGTATCGGCAGGAAGCCCAGGACACGGGATAGCATTCCCATCCGAATCTGGGATACAGATTGCAAGTTCATCCGTTCCAGCACCCGGCCCGGTGCGGGTCAACTTGACAACATACCACTCACCCGCGGCAGGAGGAGTAAATGTTGCTGGATTGCCTGTAGCATTCGCAATTGCTGGGGCACTAGAAATATTATCCGGCCAGAATTCAATTTCCCATGCCCACGTAGTAGGCGTAAGGGGATTGGTATCTAAAAGCGTAATAGCACTTAGATCCCCGTTAGATGCCTGGTACATGACGCCAGGAGTACCAGAATTAGCTTTGATTGCACCCGGCATTATTCGCCCTTAACCTTATCGCAGTCAACAGTTCCAGCTGTATAGGGGGTCGTGAAATGTGCCCCTCCGCCTGTCAGACTCCCGAGGGTAGTTTGGATAGCTGAAAGTTGAGCATTCACTTTAGCAGCATTTGCAACGGCATCCGTGGCATTTGCGCCGAGTTTGATACTTGGACCGTCCACCGTGATCTCTCCCAACGGATAAGGGATAGGAAGGGATACATCCGCAAGGATGCCAGGAATCGCCACCGTGTGTGCGATATGGTGCGACCCCTGATCTACAATCGGACTAACCACAGGTGCCCCGGTCAAACGCCATTGCGTCACGTCCAGCCATAGCACGATTAGGAGAACGGCGTCACCCGGCGCGAGTGCCCACGTAATCGAGCACCCCCCGCCCCGAGGGTAGATGAGGGGCACGTTCGGGAGCACAGGAAGCGGCTCGGGTTCTGTCGAACCATCGTCCGTTGGAATCTGCCGCTGGACAACTGGGAGCACATCTACGGCGGCAGCCTGACCCGGTATGGCGGGATAGAAGACCTGGACGATCCCGACTGTCGGCCCATGATGATCTAGCTTGGCGCTAGCGATAGCGGCCAGAATAACATCGGCTTCAGTCGGATTAATCAAAACGGTTTGGCCTTGATAGAGATATCCCAATCCCCATCAGAATGAGTATCCCCGTTGTGTTCGGTTTCCTCAATTCGGAATTGTCCCTGTAGATTCTCTGATGTCAGAACGCAAAGACGTCCCGGGAAGACATCTGGAATCATGAGGGTTTTACAATTGAGATATCCGTCCTTATCGATAGTAGGAGAATCGAGTAGACCAGTGAATGGGGTCAATAGAAGTGCCGTACCTAAAAGAGCTTGTTTGATTGATAGAACTTGCAATTTACCGTTTTGAATAGACCATGAATATCCTACGCTAGATAGGATACGCGTCAATTCTCGGGATGCACTTCCTGATAGGACCGTTCCCATGGTAAACATAGATCCAAACGGTGCCAATGCGGCGACTGCCTGAGCCGTATTCCCTGGATCCACCCCAAGTGCGGAGACCAAAGCCGTAAGAACCTGCGAGATACTACTACCCTTCCTGAGCGAGACGTTAATTCGGGCATGCTGGATTGCTTTTTCGCCATCCCCGGCCGCCATTTCTGTAATCAGTTCGGTATCGTTCTCGCGTATAGTTGAATGTGTTCGGACATCACCTAAGAAGATGGTAGAGACTTGATCAGTATAGCCCGCATCAATTTGTACTGTCGTGGTAGGCATGGCTTGAATCGCCTTGCGGGTAGTCTCTGATAAGTTGTGGATCTTGAGGGTGACGGTATTAGGGGTGCTTTTGAGTGTTTTCTTAACTGCAAAAACGCATTTCAAGCCACTAATTTTGACCGCTACAGGGGTCCCTGGAAGGGCAACCGTAATCGCATATTCCCGATTGAAGAGCATCTAAGCGGCCGGCATCCAAACGAGTTGAGAACGGATACCAAAGTCGGCCAATTGTGGGGCCTGATCCTCAGGATCGATTACCATGAAATTGCCGAATGGCGCGAGGGGGTTGGTTTCACGATTATAGAGTAACCAACCTGATACAAGTTTGATTCCGGCGGTCAGTACATTTCCCGCAGCATCAAAAATAGTCATATACCAGCGGGATTCTCGTCCAGACCAATCGAATTTGAGAATATAATCGATCCCAGAAAGCGATACCCTGAGATCGAATAATGGTGTACCGGGTGCAGGAATCTGAATAATGAAAAAATCCCCTGAAAGAACGGCACTACTCATGGTGCCACCAACTTAGCAAGGCTCAAAAGGGCCGTGTCTTTCTGTGCCTGGGTCACGGGGGTAGGGGTTTGTGCCCCAGCAGAAGCTTTCGGGAGCCCTGCTGGGATGAGGGGTTTAGGTGCGGCTACGGTTTCTGAGGCTACAGTGAGGATATGCTCAAAAAGACAGGTAAATTCGGCCTTACCCTCATCATCCTTTCGAGCCATACTAACCGACGTTAGACACATGTCGGTATAATCTTGGGTTGTGGTCGTGAGAGAACAGAGAAATTTCCCGTTTTGAATGGCCAGAAGGGCCGTATGCATATTTGTAACCGGGTCTGTAGGTACCGGTTGCATTTCAACGGGGACGACAGTAGGCCCAGGAGGGCCATTTAATAGGTTTCCGATGCCTGCCCCGATGGCTCCAATAGCCGCAGCCTCACTTGAGAGGGGATTAGGAATGAAGATCGGCACATCTAGGAGGGTCGGAATCGGTACTCCGAAGGGAGTTTCTGTGATCACTCCTACGATTGTGTATTTATTCGGCTTGATTTGGATATGATCAGAGACATTCGCACCTAATTCGACAGGGAATTCGGTGGGTTTGGTGATAGTTTCATGTGTCTCTGACGCGCAAAGGTCGAAAGAGAAGGGTGGAATGAACGACAATGGATCCGGCATAATGACCGGAATAGTCATTTCCTAGCTTCGACGGCATTCAAAGTAGCGCGTCGATCCTTCTCTTGAGCTTTTTTGATACCTGCCACACTTTGATCTGCTACATCTTGGGCGTCCGCTCCCGAGATATTTTGCGTGATTGACGTAGTATTCGTGACCGTAGTGGGGCCCGCTGGAGTTTTTCCCCCGCCTAATAGGGGCACGTTAGGTGGAATGGGTACCGTAATAGGCCCTTGGGTGGTTTTCGTACCAGAGAGAAAATCGCCAATCGATTGCGTGATACGAGTACCCAGGCCTTCAGTACGTTTTCCCGCACTGATTTTATTAAAATTGGCTTGATCTTCTGCTGTAGAAGTTTCGGCCGCAACCGTTTTGGATCCCTTGGACCATGTAGCAGGAGAAGTAATCTTGGCTAGACCCTCGAGAATTCCCGTAACGAGGGTTTTGATAGTTTCTAGAATCCCCTTGGCTTTATTTAATTCCAGGGTCCAAAGGTAGAAAGAGCTACGCAAATCAGCGGCAATTTCTGACCCGGCCTCGATACCGAAGATCGAATCAATCAGGGCCTGGATTGCGGTATTCGCATCGCCTTTTAGGAAGTGGATTAGATCATCAATCAGCAGATAAAGGATTGCGATAGGTGCGGCGACCCGAAGCCATCCAGCTAGGGCCTTAGCCGATGCCGCGGCACTCGCGATGCCGAAGCGAGTCACAGCTAGGGTTAGGAATCCTAGACCAACGGTAACCAATTGGCTCGTATCAACGTGTTTTTTGAACCAAGTAATCCCTTCATTCAGCTTGCCGAATAGGAAAGTGAATGCTGGAACGATAGCCGTCAGGAGAGTAATCTTGAGGGATTTCGAGGCTAGGTCTAGAGCCTTTTGCTCTTTGCCATAGGCTGCAAGGGCCTTGCGATTATCTTCAGAGAATCCCCCAATCGCATCGAATTGTTCTCCCAACGCTTGGATAGCCTCAGGACTCTTTTGTAGGAAAGGCAGGATATCGGCGCCCGACCTACCAAAGAGACGCATCGCTACTGCGGTTTTTTCAGCCGGGGTAGGGAGTCCCGCTAATGCTTTGGCGGTATCCTGAAAGACATCCGCGGACGAACGTGCTTGTCCCCCGGCATCTTTGAGTTTGATTCCAAGTTGATCAAATGTCTCGGATGCCTGTTTTTTCCCGAGAACCTTACCTAATCCCCCATCCACATCGCCGAAATCCGAAGAGGCTTGCTCGGCTGCGCCGCCTGCAGCGGCCATGTTCTGTTGAAGTTTGCGAAAGAGGAGGGAAAGCTGATCGGTTCCTAACCCAGTCTGATATTGTAGTTTTTGGAATTGTTCGAAGCCCACTCCGGCTTTGATTGCAGCTTTATTCAATTCTCCGGATTCGGATGCTAGCTCGTCAATCTGTCCTTTGAGGGCGCCAATGCCTAGTGCCCCCAGGGCTCCGGCGAGAACACCCTTAAGATTCGTGAGCTTGGATACAACTCCGTCGATGCCGGCATTGGCTTTCTTTAGACCGCTATCATCGATAGCGAATCCAAATGAGGCGAGAATTTCCCTAAGGGCCATCAGCGTTTTCTAGGGCATTGAGAATTGCGTGAGCATCTTCAGTATCAGTTAGGGACCATTCATCTTGCACTTCTACGAGACGGGCCCCGAAGCGGCCTGAGACGATGATTCGCCAGAAATAGGGATCGACCCCCCGGGGGAAAGGGACTCCTTTACGGTCGCTTGTAATCGGCCCATCGTCTCCCCGATCTCGGCTAAAAAACTTGAGAAATTCAACTGGAAATGTTCGCTTAACCATTCCAGCATTGCGGAATAATTCCCAGCAAATTGCTCGTCAAAATCAAAGGGCACAGCAATTTGGGTAGGTACCTTCGCCTGAGTAGTCATTTGCATGCGAGTACATTCCGAGAATGCATCACACACGAAGTCGAGATCTGCATCCGAGATATCTCCGAGGACGGCCGCAGCAAGTGCTTCAGCAGACGAGCTAGCAGCCATGAGTGGCCCTACAACTTTGGCGACCCGCAAGAGAACCTTGCGACCGGTAGCGGCTCCTAACTGGGTTAGAGTGTATTGCACCCCTCGGATCTTAACAGTTTTGGTTTGCCTCATGGTGCAAACCTAGCATACCAACGCTTAGCCGTCCCGACCCTAATACGGCTTTCCTGTTCTCCGGCATCGCATCGGCCTGAGGCATAGGCCCGGAGCATCCCATCGATCGGGCCGGGACAAGCCCGCTGAGATTGCCGCACGAGCGCCAGGGCAGTCCGTGCGCCCTCTCGGCGATCGGTCAGGTGGCCGTGCCCCTGGATCTGCCAAAGCCCCCATGCGCGCCCGTGGTC